GTACTGCCGAATGCAGCGCCGCCAGTGAAGCCCTCGGTGCCACCAGAATTAGTGACGACCCAATACTTGACGCCGTACAGCTTTTCATTGTCATTTGCGTCATCCGGGCGGCCCCAGAAGCGCGTTTCCATGTGCGCTGCAAGATCGATCATCGCATCGGCACGACGAATCTTGACCAACTCGACGATGCGAGCGGGATCACGGTTCATTGCGACTTCGCGACGTTCGATTGCGTAGGACGTTGTCAGGTGGCGCCAGGGTGCAGACGCTGTCTGCATGACATCACCGACGTTCACGGAGTCAACCGCAAACAGTCCCGTGTCCTTGGCTGCACCGCTGGTGTCAACCATGACGTTCCATTGGATTCCATAACCGCTCTGATATGAAACCTTCTCAGCCTGAAGCACTTTGGGGAGTGCAACATACTCCTGAAGGTCTGATGCAATCTCCGTCCAGCGGAGAGGGCCCAGGTCCTTTTGGGTTACCTTGATCAGATCGGCAATATCGTCAGCTTGAAGAATTGCCATTTGTTACCTCGTTATTCAAACGACTCCGAGACTGAACCAAGCAGTCCGCGCTCCCGCATGAGCTTGGCCACGCTTCGCTCTGCCTCCTTTGACGGAGAGAGCTTGCGACCAGTGCGCTTGGTCGGTCGGTTGGTCTTCTGGTTCTGGCGTTTAGCCATCTTGGAGTTGATTTTCTTTTCCGCAAGCTCCTCGAGATCATCTGTGAAGACCACCTTCACTGCCTGATTCAGGAGCCTATCTGGGCTTGGAACTTCCTTGCCCAAGTTCTTGTAACCAGCCTTCAAAAGGTCTACCTGCTCCATGACCTTGCTACGGTTGGTCAACTGATCGCCATCGCTTAGTAGGCTTGACGGCCCAGTCCCCAGGAGATCGGAAAATTTGCCATCGACCTCTTGGAATAATGCATCGTGAGATGCGCTACTGAGCGCCATTTCCAACGTCACAATCTTGGCGTTCAGGGCTTCCGTGACCTTCTCCAGGGACTTGAATTGATTAACAATGTCAGGGTCCCAGGATTCTTCGTCAATGGATGCCTTGAATGTGTCACCAACGGGCTCTTCCGCACTTGGTTCTTCCGTTGGTGTGGGCTTCATGCCCTGCCTCTCTAGCAGTGAGAGTGCTTTCTTCAGAGCTTGCGGATCACTCCGGAATCCTTCCAGAGACTCATCATCAATCCCCAATTTCTTGGCGGACTCAAAGATGGCCTCGTCATTGTTGTTTGTCGCTGCCTCGAGAACCTCGGCAACGTCTTCTTCCACTTCAGTAGTCTCATCATCTGGTTCTTCAAGTTCCTTTTCCCAATCGACAACTTCAGGCTCTTCAAAATCGAATGGGCCATCCGGATCCACGATCTCAGCCTCTGCCTCAACCTCTACTTCTTCGACCTTTTCTTTCTTCTTTGCCACTTTAGTCTCCGTAGCCTGCATTTCTGTCGCGAAGGCCGTGTGCTTTCAGGTACTTCTGCCTATGCCCTCGTGACTCGAAGATTGCTTGCCCTGTCTGTGAGTCAAACCTCGTTGGAACGCCTTTTCTTGCCGCGTTTTCGGAGGCTTCCTTGATTTGGCTTGGGTGAACACCGGCAGCATCAGACTTCATGGGCCAATTACTGCAACCACTGACCACTCCAAGCTCCGTTTCGTAGTCTCTGTCCCATATAACGCCGTCATTATCGACAAACGACCCGTCTTGGCGTGTTCTTTTTTCCAATTCGGCCACAGTCCAATGCTTCTCAGTGGCCATTCCGGTCTTTTTGTCACGAAAACAGTAGATCATCCGCCAGTTGCCTTTCTCATCTCGGCTTCCTGGGGCTGACTGCCCATGAGTGCCCTCGACATGACGTTATCCCTATCCGCACGCCCCATTCCGCCCACATTCTGTCTCAAATAACGTCTTTCTGTCGGTCCACCCGCTGCTGATGGGCTTTCTGGCTCCATCATGGGCATTGATTCGTTGATCAGGTCCCTGATTTCGGGCACGTTGGAGTATTTCGCTGACAGTTCGATGAACTTGTCGAAGTCGATGGTCTTTCCCTGTTGATTCATCACTGGGGAGAGTGGCATGAGGACATTCGAGAGCATGGCATTGAGGGTTTGGAGTCGCTCTGCTGGGCTCCTGCTCTGCATGGAGAACGGAACAATGTCGATTTCATGCTCATAGAAGTCGCCTTCGCGGTCATCTGCACTGAATGAGGTGTCTATTGCGAGGGTTTCGGAGATTTGGCGCGAAACCTCGTAATCACTGACCGGATCATGCCAGAGATACCACCCCATGGCGCGAACCACATCACGAACTGCGTTGCTCGTGCGCTCCTGCATGTCGATGATTCTCTGACTACTGCTCGAGCGGACCATTTGTTCCTGCCCAAGGGTGTCGGCAACAGGGGAAAGGCCAGCCAGGGTGTCCAGGTTGCCGCCCATGTAGGAGAACATGTCCCTCACCTGGAGCAGGAATGCCAGACTTGACTGGTCGATACCGCCATACTTCATCTCCTTGGTCGCCTCGGGGCGGTCGGAACGGATCACATCGCCGTCATCAGCATTGATGAGGCGCTCGCCATCCGCCTCGGCACCAGATTGGACCACCGTGATCGTCTTCTGTCGCTCTGCCTGTCGCCCCAACTTGCGGAACATCCTGTTGGAGAGGTCGTTCAGGTCCGTGAGGACTGAAACCGGGGGGAGGGGCATGATGCTGCCGGGGACATCGTTGTATCGAAGGAGGTGAAATGGCCCATATTCGGGGCCATCCCAGTCACTCTCGCTCAGGGGCTCCTTATCGGAGATCGATCCATTGTCATTTGATGCCAAGAGGACCATTCGGTTCTCGATTGGCAACCAAACCTCCCACAACTCCACTGTATCGAGATAGTAATCCTCGCCAGTGCGGGCATAGCCAGATGTGATCGATTGGACCTTCTGGTCACCCTGCTCATTCGTCGTCGAGTAGAACCCGGTCGGCTTGATCTCCTTTGCACGATCCTCGGGGATCAGGCCACTCTCAAGTGCCTCGTCGTAAGGAACAATGAACCGGTTACCGGCAAATTGGACATCTTCCCAACGCGATGCGTGAATATCGAAGACGAAGTCGTCAAGATCGACTATGTCGGCATATGGCTGCCCTGCATCATGGAGAATGCCATGACTCGAGGCGTGGGCACCGCCAGAAATTCCAACTTTCATTATCCCAATTGAAAATAGTGCGTCAAAGACCCAAAGCTGGAGCGTCCGGTCGAAATCGATCTCCCGGAGGGTCTTGTTCACGGCAAGCTCGAAGCGAGCCGAGATGTCCTCAAGCTGCGGGTTGGTGGATACGACAGTCACCTGCGGATTCGCGGCAGCAATCTGCCTGCGGTAGGTGTTGATCGCCAATTCCAGGAAATTGACCGGCATCCGGTCCTGGGTCCCGCTGTTGCTGTAGTTGTATCCCACATATTCGCGGACAGCTTCCAGTCGCCTTTCGCGATATGGCTGAAGCTTGCGGCGGGCATGTTCAATTGCGCCTGTCAGTTGCTTGATGTCTGTTTCAGCCATTACCAGTAGTTCTCCTGAATTTCCTGCTTCCTTCGGCGCTGCTGGCGCCACGCAAGGGAGCCAACCGGAATATCGACGATTGTCTCTATCGGCTCAACGCGCCTTGTTCGCATACCTCGCCAACAAAGTGCGTCAGCCGTGGGCCTGTCGCCATGATTGTCCTTCGCGCCAGATGGGTCGATGCTCCTGAACATCTTGCTGTGCGTGATCCAGCCATTCGAGGAGAAAATGATCTCCTTGCACTCCTGCAATGCCCACTGGGATCGGTTCAGGAACTTCCTCGTCATCAATGCTGCCCGGTACTCCCCGTAGATCGCCCTCTTTTCATCCTTCGTCGGCCACCACCCAGGAATATCCGACTGCTTCTTACCGATGCTTGTTTCATTGCGTCGGTAAAAGATCCTGCGATACCCCATGTCCAGGACAGCGTCACCAAAATTCCTTCCTGGACCAGGAGCCTCCCAAACAAGAAACGCCCCTTGGTCGTTCGTGCCCTTAAAAAACTTCGCCAAAGCAACTGCATACTGTGCCAACTCCTCGGGTCGAGTGTTCGGAGAAACGAACTCCGCAACCTTCTCGCCCGTTTGACAGTCCCCCACACTCAACACACTGTTGCTACTCCCCGTACCGGCGGCAATGTCGGCACCAATCACGAACTCCCTGTCGAATGGCATCATCCCGGCAGCGTCCGGCAACATCCATAGCTTCAGGCGACCCTTGTGCGATGCATCCATCCCGACCGGACATCCGGTCCCTATTTCGTATTCCAATTTCCCCGTCATGGCCGGTGTCTTCACCGTTTCCTTCATCAACTTGTCGATCTCGTGAGTATCAAAGAACTGATAGTCCGAGCCGGTGAAGTCGATGTCTAGCTCCTGTGCAATCTCCCTCGGTGTAGTAACGCGCTTGCATTCCTCGTCATACCACGGTGAACGGGGCCGTCCCTCCTGGTCATGGTAAAGCCCCGCTGCCTTGTCCGGATGACGCGACCAGTGGAGTCGAACCTTCTTGATTTCATCCTTGTGCGCAAGGTCGTAGAACGCATTGCTTGATCCCGAAGGAGTTGAGTTGAAGATCCGACACCTTGTTGCATCTCGAGTTGAAGCCAGTGCTCGATAACCAGCATCAACATCAAACGCCGCAAACTCGTCCATCCCAATGGCAGTTCTACGGTCACCACGAGCAACGTCCCCGGTCGTTGATTCTCCATCTATCGAGCTTCCATTCCTCTCGTTGGTCAACCGCAGTTTCGTCCTGGTCATTTCAGGAAGAAGATATGACGGTTGGTTCTTGTGAAGGAAATCGATCTTCCAGAACAGGCTCTTCGGGTTCCCCGGTTTATCGACATAATCCTCGTTGCGACTTACAAGCAAGAACGATTGACCGCTCTTGAAATGCCAGCGCCATTCAAACAAAGTCAACAACATCCAGGATGCACCCATGTCGCGACTCTTCTGGATCAAGATGTCGCGCTTGCCAATCGACTCGTCCATGTCCAACAATGTCTCGTCCTGAAAGTCGTAGGTCAGGAACGGGATCGATGCAGTTGGCTTGCGTGGATCATATGTCCAGCAAAATGTGTTGACGTAGAACAACAAGTCCTCGTTGCACATCTGCCAGATGTCCTGTGCATTCGCGCTGCTCTCCGAACCCAACTCGAGCATCTTCCTGCGGAATGCAAGGTTCCCCTCGAAATCCTTGGGGACAAGGCCGTAGAAGTCAGTTTTGCTTGTCATCAGGGATCAGCTTTTCCATGCGCTTGGTTGCAACGTGCTCCTGGCGATTGGTGCTCTTCCTGTTACTGAGCTTCTCCAACAACGCAGACATGTACAACTCAATGCGCTCGCCCACATAACGTATGTCCAACTCGTCTTCACACAACACGTTCGGTGAATCCGCTATCTCGTACAAGACGAAAGCAAGACCACGAACGCCCTGGATCAACGTCTTGGGCGATGCGGTGTGGAGGCCATCCTCACAACTGCGAGCCGGATTACGATTTTGACGCCCGTCCCAGGACGGGATGTGCTTCGTCGTGCTTGCCATTCACGGCGCCCCTACTCCGATGTCTCATCTACAATCCTGTCAAGACCCATGATGCGGACGAAAGTCGGGGTGCCCTCGCCTACATATGCGCCTGCAATGTTGAATTCAAAATACTCGCGAGCTTCGTCCAGGGTCATTTTGTCCCGATCACATAACACGCCAATGACCTTGTCCTCGTCGTAAACAATAGTCCATGTATTCGCCAATCTCCCCAAACCCATGACGCAACAGTCAAATCCGTCTGCCTTCAACAAACTCGAGGTGAAAAACCCCTCCCCCTCCTCCTCCGCGTCAGGTTTCTTCTCTTTTTCGCTTGTCACCACGCTTTGTCTCTTTCGATATGCGAACAACCTCGTCAATAAGACGAATAACGCCACCCGCGTCACCCTTCGATACCTCATGGTCCAATTGCTGCTTCGTGGGCATCGATTTCGTGAATAAGTTGGACCAGAATATGTTTTCGGTCGTCGGACTCGTCCTGGCCCACATTAACATCCCCCAAGCCGTGCTGCTCGGGGCATCACCAGGCTTCACATCCTTCACACACAAATGACTCGCCACCCATTGTAAATTCTCGATGGGAGTGGCACCCCTCTTCTTGAATACCTTCCCACTCACCATCCGCTCCGCCATCTCACCCAACTCAGAATCACTCGGAACCGAAAACGGTACAATCGTACCGCTTTTGGACTTCGAATCCTCCTTCACAGCCTCTAAAGGCACCTCACCCGAAATCGCGTCAGAGTACGACTGCCAGTACGCAGCCTCATTATCCAACCCCTTCTTCACATACCCCTTCTGGAACTTCCTGAATGTCTCGTAACAACCCGCAATGATCATCCGCTTGCGGGCCTGCTCCTTGGATGCTGGCCTCTTCTGGTTGTATGCCACAGTTTACTCCAGGATTAGAGGGTGGGGGTAATATATTACATGACGCAGGGC